TGCTACGGGACGTTATCTATATTTGCTACGCAATGACACCCGACATCCTGGCTCATGGGGACTGCCTGGTGGCAAGGTAGAACCTGGCGAAACACTATTGGGTGCCATGGAACGTGAGTGCATTGAAGAACTGGGCACAATGCCTGAATATCAACGCTTGGTTCCACTAGAAAAATTCACCTCATCAGACGGTCAATTTGAGTACAACACCTGGGTGTGTGTTGTTGCTGGTGAGTTTGTGCCTGTGCTGAACCAAGAACACATGGGCTATGCCTGGATCGACCGCGGTCAATGGCCTAGACCCATGCATCCTGGCCTGTGGTCAACTGTGAACATTGAAGCAGTACAAAGCAAGATAGACACTGTAGAGCGTTATCTTGCTTTGGGTTCTTAAGCCTGACTTTCCTGGAAACTCAACTGAATCTCCCCCACTGGACTGGATTGTGCGGTCAGTGCTGTGATCACCACAGCCAACACTTCTGGACCATTAGGGTAAGTTCCTGTTCCTGGAATTGAACTTTGACCAATCTGTTTGATCTGTGTTAGATTCAAATTGTTAACGCCTGTGGCCTGAATTGGAATAGCAAACAGTCGTTCACCACCAGTGACGTCTGCTGACACCGCAGCCACTGTCAACGCCAAGTCATTGGCTGGGGTTGAGCCGCCCAACGCATTGCCAAGAATCTTCACCGTGTCGCCCACAGCATATCCTGAACCAGGATTTTGCACTGATATACTTGTGGTATTGGTCGCGTAGGTTGTTCTTCCTGCACTCAACTGCACAGTGACGTTGGCACCTGAGCCAGAACTTGACACGTTGGTTAGACTCAATCCAGAAAACGTTCTAACCGAACCTGACAGAGTCATGGTTCCTGAACGAGTAAAACCGCCCACTGTGTTCAACGGCGCAGCCTGCACGCCACCTGTGGTTTCGTTGTTGTATCGCGGAGCCACAGCAAACTGTGTAAAACTGGGTTGGAAACCACCACCAGCATTGTTCAGTCCTGACCACACAGTGTTGGCAGAGTCAATGTTGTTGGGATTCAAAATACCTGTAACCAAGTATCGTCCTGCGCTGACATTCACTGTGAGCGTTTCCAGTGTCAACTGCGCACGATTGATCAAGTCACGTTGACCCAAGTCACCAATAATACTGTTTGAAACACTGGGAGCCAAGCGCATCAAGAACGCTGTTTGGCTGGCACCAGTTGTGGCAGGCAAACCATAGTTGCTGCGATTGTATGTAAATGAGAAGCCCTCGTCACCGTTGAAGTTACCGTCCATGATAACCGCACTACCCCAGTGACTTACTAGTGGCACACAGGTGTTAGAAATCAATATCACACCTGAATTGTCCAGGTGGCTGGTGGCTGCCGAACTGGTGTAACTGCGGCTTTGCCCTTCAGCCCACTGTGTAAATGTTGCACCACGTGTGCAACCAGTTAGATCGTTGCCATTCTTGCCTGAATACTTGATGACCTCACTGTCAATCATCACAAACGAAGGATACGTCACTGAGGCCGGTGGGTAGTCTGTGGCATCACTCAGGGTGATTGTGGTTTGACTGTCTGTGATAGCACCGTTCAATGAGTTCACAGGAGTTTCGTTGATGGCTTCATAACGTGCAGGCAAGTTACCTGAACGCATGTATGCTTCATTGCTGATGTTGTTGTTGGGACGTCTGTGGGCCCAATTGAACTTGCCATCTTGTCCACGCAACATCCAAATAACAGTACCAGCACCGTACCAGGAATATTCCAACGCATACATCTGCATTTTGCTGGCGTCAAGATTGAATCCTGATGCGCCTGTGCCGTTGAGTGGATCAATGTTGAAGTCTGCTTGGCGCACACGAATTTCGTTGCGCAAGGCCATTTTCACACGAGTTTGATTGGCCACGCCACGGAATGTGGGCACCACTGTCATTCTGTTGTTGTTGATAATTGAGGCCACACTATGTGTCATACCACGGATCACAACCACGTCGCCCACATTCAGTTGGTCTTGGAATCGGCAGTTGCCGTCACCTGTCACAAGGTTGGAGCCAACACTGACATTGACCAGGCCTGCGGTTTGGAATGTGCTGGTACGTTGTACAGCATTTACACTAACTCCATTATTTTCCCAAAACAAACCATTTTGATCGTCGAACAGGCCTGCACGAATACATGACCCGCTCCAGCCAGTGACATTGATACGAGGTTGTTGTCCCAACACAGGAGTAGCACTGCCCAGTAAGTTTTGCGCCTGTACCACAAACGCAGTATCGCTGGTGATGGTTGTGACCACATACCCGGTGTCATCATAACCTGACGTGGTAATACCGCTTAATGTGATAGTTGCACCAGCATTGAGCCCGTGTTCAAGATCTGTGGTGATTGTGATATTGCTGTTGATAGCAGTGCCACTGGATGTGACTGTGGCCACGTCCAAGGTGGGTGCCAACACAGTACCTGTACTGAACAAAATGCCTTTGCCAGACTGGTAGCGGAAGTATTTTTTGGTCACACGAGTTGCACTTGCTCCACGTGTGGGGGTACCTGGTCCCATGAGCACACCACCATCGAACGGTCTTGACTGGAACACAGCATTGCTTCGCACGTTGACGGTGGCTGCTAGACTTCCGCCAACTATGGCACCTGTTCTGGCCGTGAACTGGAATGTGGTTGTACTGGGAATGGCGTTTACAATAAACGATCCTTCAGCATAACTGGTGTTGGTGCCTGCGGTCATGTCCACAGTGATTGGGCATCCAGGAAATAGTCCGTGTGCATACTGTGTGGTTATAGTAATGATACTGGGATTGCCACCATCGCTGGCCACGCTCACAACATCAAGGTCAGCACCTGAATAAGGAAATGCTTGACGCACAGCAGTGTCAGTTTGGTTGATTGGATAACCTGGGGCTACATTGAGTGCTCGGCGTGGATAATAAGCAAAGTTGTTGGTTTCGCCCAAGAACACAATGTTGATACCTTCGGCGTTGGTTGCTGAAGTATTTTGTAAACTCACGTATTCGTTGGCATCCAACGGTGTGTCTGTAACGTTGACTGTGACTGTGGGAATGGTGTTTGAACCACCATAAAATATGCCAGTCATGCGTATCAAGGGTGATCCAATGCCTGCACCAGTCAATGCAGTGGTATTGAACTGTGTGCGGCTGATGGTTTGTGTGCCGTTGACTGCTGTACTGGCTGTGGTCATTTTGACCAGTTCTACGTTAGAACTCAGTTTCTGAAACACTGAACCTGTGACAAATACATTGGCTGCTGGGATGTTGTACCAACCGCGGTTGAGTTGTAGTGTTGTGCCGTCAGTGACTTCTTGTACTTGTGCAATTTCAATGGTGCTGGCAACAAATATACTGGCACCAATATTGATGTCTGCGGCACTGGGATTGGTACCATTGCTTTGACGCACCACAGTAAGTGCATTTGTACTCACTGAAGTCACTGCCATAACTTCATAAACGTTGGCAGTGGCAGTTTGAGCAATAACATAAGTACCGGCCACAATACCAGCACCTGCTGCTGATGTCACGTTGACTGTGGTGGTAGCATTGCTGGTAATATTTGCCACTGCAACAGTGGTTCCGCCTGTGGTGGGCAAACCAATCAACATAATATTGTCCAGCGCAGATAAACCAGTGGTGCTGGCCACAGTGAATGTGCGTTCTGCTGAACTGTTGACGTTGGCAGTGAGGTAACTTGACACAAATGGTGTGACGTTGCCTTGTGTTTGACTGATCAACAGCGCATAATCGTTAGTGATAAACGTTGGTGTGCCAGCGTCTGCTGTGTTGATTGACGTGTCAACGTTGCTGGTCAACAAGTTGGTACTGCTCAACAATGTGGCATAGCCATTGGTATTGTACACCAAGTCAGCACCAACATCTTCGTAGAAACTGGGAATGTTGTTGATGGTTGAAACGTTTTGCCATTTGGTATTTTGCAGGCCATATTCAAAGTCAGCGTCAATCAATGACTCTGGATTGCTGGTTCTTGCACGACCAATGGCATCTAATCCAAACTCCCAGGGTTGTGTGCTGATGTTACGATCTTCCACATAGATGGCCAGTTTGTCATTGGCGCTCAATGTTGATGTATCCAAGTCCAAGTTCAGTGTGGTCACCCCTGCATAGGCGTTGGGCAAGCCAGCAATGGGGCTTGTAGAGAAACTCACTGTGCCACCTTGTGTGGGTGCTCCAAAGTTGTAGATTGACGTGTTGGTTGTGGTATCGTATATGGCCAAAAAGTCCTCCAGGTTGATACGATCCTGGACTTGTACAGTGCCTAGACCTG